AGCAACAGCCAATCGACCGAAACCGATGTGCGGCCCGGAAAATCGGTGCGCTGGACAAGCCGGATGTCGGGCATCGCTTTAAGGCTTCGTGTCCAGCGAGGTCGGCGGCCCCGGCTTCGGCGCGTTGACCAGCACCGCATCGCTACCGTTTGGATCGGTGGTCATGCCGACCCCTTGATTGACGCCGTAGACGGGATGCGAGGCGCTCTCGGTGCCGAGCTTGATCTTGCCGATGAAGACCCATGTCTTGCTTTGGCCGTCGTAGTAACCGACCACGCTGTCGCCCGAGCGGAACTCGATGCGGCCCTTGCTGACGCGGATTTCGTGATTGACGCTCTCGCCTTCGTGCTTGAAGTCCTGTTGACCTTGCCCGCCGCTCTGGGCGCTCCCGCTTCCTCCGCTGGTATCGCGCGCGCTACCGATGCCGCCGCTTCCGCTGCTCGAGCTCGAGCCGCCGCCGCCGGAAACGCTGCCGCCTTTGCGTTGCTGCTTTTTCTTTTCGACGTGCCGGATCGAAACAAAGCGTTTGACGGTTTGTTGCTGCCCGCCGCTCGAGCCGCTTCCGCCCTGGCCGCCTTGGCTTTTCTGACTGTCGTCCGGCCCGTCGAGCGACAACAGGAACAGCCCGGCGCGGCGCAACAAAGTCATCTGCCCAAGATCGTCATATTGCGCGTTCTCGCCTTCCTTCAAACCCATCGGGCGATGCCGCCGGTCGTCCATGATGGCGCAGACCGGAAACGATCGGTTGCCGCCCATGAAGCTGACGAAGCCCTCGGCGGCTTCCTTGATCATTCCCTGCGCGTCTTTGGTAGCGGCGCGCACCACCGACGAGAACCCATAGTTTTGCGGCGACTCGACCTTGTCGCGCGTTTCGCCCTTCATAAAGTTGCCGGCCATCTCCTGCATCATTTTGCCGTCGTCGGCCCCGCTGATCATGGTGCGGGCGCCGCCCGACGAGTAGGCGCGGAAGCTGGTATTGAGCGGCGTAGCGCGGTGCATCTTTATTCCTCCAAGTTTGGCGGCGGCGGCTCGCTCGGCGATGTCGCCGCCGGCGCCGGCGTGGCATTTGGATCGGGCGCCTGCGGTGCGGTTGGATTGCTTACGTCAAAGTCGCCGGCATCCTTGAGCAACCACGGTGCGACCAGCTCGAGCGCGGTCAACGTCCCTTGATTGCGGTCCTGCGTGAACGTGATGGTCTTGATCTTGAGAACCATATTGAGCATCGCCATCGGCGAGTAGACGCTCACGTCATCGCCGGCGCGCCATAGCTGATGCGTGCCTGGCCGCATCCAGCCTTGCACGACGATGGTCGCCTCGATGATGGTGCCCTCGTGCCATATCGACTCGTTCTTGGCGCGCTCTTGCAGCTCGCCGATGCTCCACACGGGTTGCTCGGCCGGCGTCAGCACCGGCGAGTAGCGTTTCGCGGTGCCGGGATAGTGCGCCTCCTGCTCGGAAGCCGCCGCCATGTTCTGCGTGTCGCTGGCCGCGGTCTGGCCGCGGATAATGTAGTCGGTAAAGATGTTCTCGATCGAGATGACCGCCTGGCAACTTATGATGTTGACGCCTTCGACCAAGCTCGCGCTGATCGGCATCGTGTGGTCGTCGATGGCGAGGAAGTTGCCGTCTTTGTCGCTCCCCATCACGATGCCGCGCGGGCGTGCCAGGCGCTCGAGGAAATTCCAGATCGTTTCGCCCGGCTCGACCTGGCATTTGACGAACGGCTCCGCATTGACGTTGCCGATCGGTATGATCTTGATCCCGGTCGGCGCCAGCACCTCCTCGGCAATTTGCATGAACGACTTGTTGTCGAAGTTGCCGGTCTTGTGGATGACGCTCGCGCGCGCGGCGTACCACGTGACGCCGATGCCTTGGAATTGGATGCCCTTGGCTTCTTTCGAATAGGCGGTCTGGCGCGTGACGATGACGCCGGTGATCGCGAGCTCGTTGCCGAGATAGATCGCAGCTTCGTCGCCCGGCTTGAATTGGAGCAATTGCCAATCGGCCGGGACTTGCTCGATGTCCGCGGACGTGAAGCGGAACAGCGGATAAGCCTCGGCCCACCGATGCTGCACCCAAACGGATTTCCAGCTCTGGAACTTGCGGCCCTCGACGACGACGGTCGCAATCTCGTCCGGGTTGAAGATCGGCCCCGGAAGCTGATCGGGCGCGGGCGCGGGCGCGGACGCGGCGTCGTCGGCCATCTAAGCCGACAGCGCCAGGCCGGCCGGCGGCGCGAATGCGGGATGAACCACTTTATTTTCTTCTCTAAGCTCGTCGGCCCGGCTGGCGTCGGCATAGAGCCGATAGGCCATGACCAACGTTGGCATCGGCAGCGCGAAGGCGAATTGCAGAAGCCGCGGGAGCGGGCGCGCCGTCTCGACCAGATAAAACATGATGCTGGCGTGCAGCGAGACCATTGCTTGGAACGTCATCTGATCCATCGCGTCGGCGACCGCTTCCTCGACTTGCGCAAAGACCGTATTCATTTGCAGCTTGAGCGCGTCGGCATCCTCCCGGCTGGTGAAAGTCATCGCCGAGATCACGCGCCCCTCGGCGGCCAGGCACATGCCGATGATCGACCACTTGATGCGCGTCGCGCCGCTCATCGTGGTCGGCTCGGCGCCCGTCGAGACGCGCACTCGGGCGAGCTGCGGCTGCGTCACGCCGGCGGCGCGCGCGAGGTCGAAGCAATTGGCGAGATACGGCCCCGCGGCGTCGGCGCCGGTGAGCCGCATAGCATTCGCCTGCAACGCAAAGCACGCCAGACGCAGATCGGAGCCCGCGCGCCCTTGCGCCGGCACCGCGGCGACCAGCACGCCCAGGCTGCGCTGCAAGATGCCGGCGGCTTCGATCGCTTCGCTTTTAAGCATGGCCGACGCCCGATGGCGTCACCGCCGGTGCGCGCGGCGGCAGTCCGGCGAGCGCGCGGATCGCGGCGTCGCTGCCTTTCATGACCTCGAGCATGCGGGCGGTCACCGCCTGCGATTGATTGATGAGCTCGTCGCGTGAGTCGGTCGGCGCGGCGCCGGGCGGGTCGCCCCACTCGACGAAAGTCATATCAAACGTACAATAGCCGCCGAGCTTTTGCTCCTCGGTCCAACGGTATTGCGGGCAGACCACCAGCATCGGCGGGATAGTCGGCAATTGGAGCACGCCCTTGCCTTCCTCCTCGAGCGCGGTGAACAACAAATCGCGCGCGATCCGGTAGTCGCGGTTATAGAGCGGCTCGCCGGTGTTGACCGGATAGACGATGCAATAGCCGCGCACCGAGAATTGCCGCGTCCGCCGGCCCATGTCCTCCGGGTACGGTAAATCGCGCTTGGGGAACTCATGCACGACGATCGCGCGCCCGCTCTCCTTGCTGCCGGCCTCGACGTGAAAGAACGCGCCGCGGAAAGACGCCGGCAACAGCTCGTCGCGCCACTTGGTATTTGGTAGGTCGGTGATCAGCATCGTCCGCTATTCCTGATACTGCGAGGCCATCGACGAGGCCGCCGGCTCCATCTGGGTCTGGCGCGTAACCTCGGTCTTCTTGAACAGCCCGCCGCCCTCGGCCCCGACCTTGGTTCCCCGCGGCGCGTTGACGTGAACCGATAGCTTGCCGGTGCCTTCGACCTTCTGCGCCATTTGGTTGTCGAGCGCGGCGCGCGAAGCACCCGTGCCGAAAACCCAATCGTCGGCCTCCTCTTGCGATCTTATTGTGGGCTGAGAACCGTCATCGGCCGTATCGTCCGCCGCCTGTGATCGGCGGCGGCCGGCAAACGCCTGCGAAGTAAAAGAGTTGCGCGGTGCTGCAACATTGCCGGGCGCCGGGGCTGCGGCTGCATCCCTCGCGCGCTGTTCTGCCGCCCATTTGCGGCCTTCCTCGCCGTGAGCCGAAAACCAAGCGTTCTCAACTTTGTGCATCCCCCAATATTTGGGGTCCGCCATATACTTGGCGAAGTTAGGATCGCCCGCCATACCTTGGTCGGTCGAATAATCAGTGATGTTTGATCCGGCATAGACCTTTGCGAGCGCCGCATTGCCTTCCGCTGCGGTTTTTGCGGAGATGTTTCCACTGATCAAGCCATGCCGGACCGGACCATACTGCCCAGAGAAAAGCGCCTTCCTTATCGTCTGATGGCGCATGGCCGCCATATTCATCAATTGTTCCATGTTTGATTGGATGCCGCCTTCGTGTTGCATCGCGTCGATGGCAAAGGCTTTTAGTTTTGGATCAGCATCTAATTCCTTCTGAAACTGTGCGCGTTGCTCGGCAAGAGTTCCGCTTGAACCGCCGCCATCATCTGGCCCCGTCGTCGGAAGAGCACCCTTGGGGCCGCCTCCAAAGCGACGACGCAGAGCACCGCCTGGATAGGTGACAGTGCCATCACCGCCATCACCGCCGCCGCCGCCGCCGCCACCACCACGAGGGCCGCCGCCGCCGCCGGCTCCGAGCCCGCCGCCGCCGCCGCCGAAGCCAGGAAGGCCGCCGAGGCCGCGCATTGAGGCACCGAGCCCAGGGAGACCGCCCATTCCGCCTGGATCGACGAGAGCGGCGGGATGCAACATCTCAAACAATTGGTCGTTGAGCTTTTGGAGTTGCTTAGTGTTGTCTGCGGTCTCGCGCGTGTTGTTGTCTTCGGTCGACTCGCCGCCGCCTCTGCCGCCGCCAAGTGGGACGACCGCTTCCGGGCCGCCTTCCCCGATCATCGCAAGCGTCGGCTTGGTGACGATGCCGCCGTGTTGGAGCTTAGGGACATTGCCGCTTTGAAAATGATCGCTCCACCACTTCGCCAATGGCGCTTCACTGACGCTGCCAGGGTCGAGCGCCTTATGTTGCTCGATCACCTTCGGATCAAACGGATTGAGCTTGTTCCAGAACCCCTCGGGCGAGGGATGCTCTTTCATTACTTCGGACGCCTTATTGGATTGCGTTTCCCAGCGTGCGAGCACGCCCTCGATGTATTTCATCGCGTCCATCAGCGGACTGCCGCCGAGCGTCTGATCCCACCAAGCCGCTTTGATGTGCTCCCAATGCTCATCGATCAGGCGCGATGTCGTGAGATAGTCGTCGGCCGCCTTCTGGCGATCGGCCTGAATTTTCTTTTCCTCCGCGGACACCGCGGGCAAATCCTTTTTCAGCCGGTCGAGGTCGGGCATTCCGAGCTCGGTTTCAAACTTGCGGAACGCCTCGGCGCCGCGCTGCTCGCCGAACTTTGCGATAGCGTTCCTTCTGATGTTCTCGAGACCCTCGCGCAATTTGTTGGCGAACTTCGTCGGGTCTTTGATCTCGGTCAGTTGCGCGAGGTATTCCTGCATCGCGCCGGCTTCAGCCGAGCCCGGCTTCTGGCCCTCCATCATCTTGCGCCGGAACTCGCTGTTGGCGCGCGTGATGTCAGACATGATGTGCGCCAGACCTTGCAGGTCGCGCGAGGCGTCCTCAACGCCGGCGAGCTTGAATTGCTCCTGAAATACCTTGACGAACGCTGGATCAAATCCGGTTTGCTTGCTCAGGACACCGATGCGCTCCTGCACCTTGGCGAAGTCATTGAGCGCATCGAGCGCCTTGTCCGCCGCATAGCCGACCGCAATTAAGCCGGTGGCGATGCCGCCGATCCCGCCGATGAACGGGACCATGCGCTTGGCCGCGACCTCGAGGTCTTCCGAGAACGGCTTGAGTCCCTTTTCCCGCGCGTCCCGCGCCTGGCGGCTGAACCGCTCAAGCTGTGCTGCCGTCCCGCCGCCGCCGAGCGCCTCGATCTCCTTGCGCATCTCGCGCAATTTCTCGACGGTGTTCCCCTCGACCAGCGTTACTTTGATTTGTAGTTCTTCGGTTTCAGCCATCGTTCAACGATCCTCGCGGTCGGCGTTTGCCTGGCGCCTAAGCTCGCCGATGCGGTGCGTATATTTGAGATGCGTCTGCACATGCGAGATCGGCATGGACAGAAAAACGTCCGGGCATTGGTGATACCAACGCGCAAGCCAGTAGCAATCGAGGACGAAGTTTTCGCCGGCGTCGGTGCCTACCAGGCCGCCGGCTCCGGCAGAAAAAAACCCCGCAGCCTAAAGGCGCAGGAAGCAAAGTCGCGCGGATCGAGCCGCTCGACCTCGGGCGTGAGGATGCCGCCGAGCGTCGCCACCATCGCCGCCATTTTTCGGTCGTCGATGATGATTTCCCAATCGGCATCGATGCGGCACGGGTTGCCGTTGCGGATGATGTCGGCCGCGGTCGGCTCGCGGAACGAAATCTCGTGGACTTCCTCGTTCTTATGATTGCGGATCGGATGATGGAGCAGCTTCACCTTGATCGGCCAGGTCTCGACGCGCGCCGGCGCCGCGGCCGGCGCGGCTTCCGGCGCCACCGGCTGCTCGGCGACGAACCCTTCGCGGACGGGTATGTTCATGCGCTCACCACGAGCTCTCGTCGCATTGCACGCCTTCCCAGCGGACGCGCGCCTGGCCGTCGCGGGTATTGATATCGAACCCGGCTTTGCACGACGCCTGGATGAGCGTGTACTGCTTGCGGTTGGCGAGCTGCGCGATGACAGTCACGTCGGTTTCCGCCTCGAGCGTTTCCATCAGCAAGTCGGGCGTGGTCGAGATGTCGCCCTCGATGTAGGGAACGCGCGGGATCTCCTGATAGCCGTGGACGCGGTCCTGGCCGGCAATCATGGTGCGCTCGACGTTGCTCGGCGAGACGGTGAAGTTGCCGCGCAGCGCGAGTTGTCGGTTGTCGGCCCAGAGGAAGGCCGTGCCCGCGAATAGTTGGGCCATCTGCTAGTCTCCTTTGCTCGAGTTGAAATCAGGCGACGGCCGGCAGCGTGCCGGTGACGCCGATCGGCGGAAGCGTGGTGGTGTCGATGCCGCGGTCGTATTGCAGCCGGAACTGCGCCAGCACCGCGAAGATGCGCAGTTGGTTGATGAGGTCCGGCGGATAAAGGACATCGAGCCTGTTGGGATCGTTGACGTTGCGCTCGACCAGAAGGTTGTTCTTGAACTGAGTCACGTTCTCGACCAGCCCGTTGAACTCGTCCATCCGATACTGCGCGATCAATGCCGCCCGAACGATGCCGGGCGTGACGATCGCCTGGCCCGGCCCGAAGCGCGTTCCATCGTCGGCGAGCTTGCAGCGCGGGAATTGCGAGGTCACCGCGGCTTTCTGATTGC